TAGGGGGGGGGAGACCCTGATGATACGAGGGTCTCCTTCTCACCGCAATCCACACAGAGGAGCACCACTTCCTCTGTATAACTCCCCCCAATGGCTCTTTAACGCCTTGGAGTCCAGTCATACACTGGTGCTTGCTTAGGTTTAAGTCCTTTAAAGCTACGACCCAATGCAAGGGCATCTGTGGCCAAAGTAGGGTGATCTAAAAAGGCTTGATACATAGCTTTTCTTTCTTCTTCTTTTCTTGTGTCTATAGCTTCTTGGGCTGAGAGGGCTACAGCGTCTGTGAAGTATTTAACGCCTAAAGCTAGACAGTCAACTCTATCGTCATGTCTCACAGCTCCTTTGTCTTTACACATACGAGACATCTGATACATGAGCATATATTCAAGACGTTTCTCTGGTGGTTGATCTGGGTTTGATTTGTAATCCCATTGAAAGACCTTTGGATCAACAATGAGCTTATGTTGATTCATGACTGGTTCTAGTGTGTCTATTATTCTTTCTTCTTTTCTAGTTGTAGCTCTAACTTCTTCTAGATCAGCGTTTAGGTTTTCGTCTATTGCGTGTCTCTTAAGGAGTTCAGTAAACATACCATCACCAAAGTTTGTCTCAATGACTAACTTCGTAGCGTTGTATCGTTTACTAAAACGAATAATGTCGAGGAGGGTTTGATCTGAGTAGCCTTGTCTGTAGGCTCTGACTTCACGAAGGAAAACGTAGCCATTAGCTTGAGAAAGGCAACAGGCCACACCTTCATCGGCACCACGCCCTGAAGGGTCAATCGAAATAATCGTCTCACTAAATGGAACTGCGTTCTCGTCAATAAACATGGGTGAGTAGAAGCGGTCAGCAGGAAGGCCGACAGGATTGAGTTCCTTAATGAGGTAGCGAGGATCGGCACTCCATACATACTTAGCAGCACATTCTTCACCTATGGGAGTAACAATAAGGTCTCTAAATTTAAGAGGGAATTTCTCTTCGTCTGATAGAGAAGTATCCAGCATAAATTGCAACATAAAGTTAGATCTACCCATTGCTGCTTCTCTCTCTGTTAAATCCATATCAGAGAAACGAGTATCAGTAGGAGCCCAACTATCTGCTTTTTCGTTAATAATATCTGCTTCTAATTGAGGGGCTAGAAGCCCTTCGTAATTCTGTAATGACTTTGGATACCTAGCAGGCCAAACAAAGGGCTTGTAGGCTCTCTCAGCTAGCTTTCTGTACACTGTGAAAGTAGATTGAGGAGTACCTAAGAATAATATTCTTGATTCTTCTTTAGGAGTAAGGATTGATTCAGCTTCTGTAATTAGTTGAAGAAGTTTTTCTCTTTGCATATCAGTTGCAGAGTTCAGAGGAACTTCAACGTCATCAAAGATAAGAACATCAGCTCTACTTCCGGTCATCTGCGAAGTAATACCCACAGACTTACAACTTGGAGCCTGGTGAGGTGCAGCTGGACCAACATCAAAGCTAATCCGACTCCACCGTTGATCTGCATCTTTTGGTCCTAAATGATGTAACCAATTAATATCAATTATTAGTTTTTGACAAAAGATTGAAAAGTTATCAGCCCTTTCTTTAGACGCTGATACAACCATGATCTTTTTGTCATGGTCTTTATATAAGATCCAAAGAACAAAAGCCGCAGTAATCCAAGATTTACCAACACCTCTAAAGGCTGATATTTGGAGTCTCTTGGGTCCATGTTGTAGATATTCTGCTATTGATAATTGAGCTCTTGTGGGTCTTGG